ATATCTTGTTCATCCCAGATGCTGAGAAGAGCGAGTAGATTCGGGAGGTCATACACTGCGAACTCACGAGGGAATGATTCGGATACAGTGGCGAGAGTAAGAATGTTCTTACCTTCACTCACAGTCGCAAGAACCGAACCTTCACGAACAACAATATTCGTATTAATCGAGGCAAAGTTCTTTAGAACGGCGAGAGTTTCATTTGAAATCTTCATAATATATTAATCCTTAGTATTCTTGGTGGTTTTGAGAGGTGGCAAAGTAATAGTGCCATCATTGGTTATACTATCATTATTAAAGAAAGTCAAGGTATTTGTTGCACTTCCCATAGTAGTAAATGATTCAGTTTCGGTTTTTAGAACAAAAGTATTTTCGTCGAAATCATCTTCGACTCCAACTTCTTCATCATGCACATGTAATGCAATGATTGCGTAATGAATGACCTTCATGAGATCCTTACGCCAGTCTTCAGGTGTTCCCTTGTGACCATAACGTTGAGCATACTTTAAAATATTCCCAACAGTAAATCCAATACCATGACCACCGTCGATAATAAACTCGGTCGCCTGATATTGGTTTTGTGCGTAATGTCCATCATATGTGGAATCTACGTAGTCGGTGATCTCCCGTAGGAGATCACCTTCATTATATCTGTATTCAATTGTCATAGTTTCTCCTTAGAATGGGACTTCTTCAGTCATTTGGTTAAAATATGCATCTTCATTCACACCATCATCTGGCACTGCATCAACGTCGACTTTCTTATAGAGGTCGAGGAATGCTGCCTTGGTATCGGCATCGAAGCGATTAACGCAAAGTTCGATTGCCTTGCTGCGTGAATTAAACATCGCGTAAGCATTGACGATGTGCTCAAGACGACGAGTAGAAACCAGTTCGTCGACGCCACCGTCGTAGAAAGTCTTACGGATGATTTCCGCCCACGTGGTCAGTTTATCGGCGAATTCTTCGTCGACCTTTCCTGCCTTCTCCATCTTGTTCAGCACGATCTTCTTTTCGATCTTGGCGGAAGGATATTCCTGCTCAACGGTGATGGCGAAACGCTCAAGGAAAGCATCGTCGAGGATTTGGGCAGACATAAACTTGCCATCGTCAGAACCACGACCCTTGGTGTTGGCAGTGGCGATAACGTTGAACCCTGCCTTGGGGAAGATAGTTTCACCAGTCTTCTTATTGAAGTAAGGTTTGCCCTCAAGGATTGCTTGAAGACACATCATCTTGTTCGAACCACGGTCGATTTCGTCGAGGATGAGGATAGCACCACGCTTCATGGCGGTCAGGACTGGACCTTCGCGGTAAACAACGTTACCGTCGATCAGGGTGTTACCACCGATCAGATCGTCTTCATCGGTTTCAATCGAGATATTGACACGAAGGCATTCGCGCTTCAACTTGGCACATGCCTGTTCAATCATCGTGGTCTTACCGTTACCAGAAAGACCAGAGACGAACGTCGGATAGAACACACCAGCGTTCAAGATCTTGATTAGATCTTTATAAAAACCGAATGGAACGTAAGTCGTGTCAGCAGCAGGAACGAGGTTCTCAATAAGAACTTCCAACTTAGGAGCGATAACAATCTTCGCTGCTTCGCGAACGGGCATCGGGGTAACGTTGCCTACCATCAGAGGAGACAGGTTATACTTACCACGACCGATACGGTGTTCGGTCATGTTCAACAACCAGAAGGGAACCTTCTGACCGAGGTCACGGGCAGCGGCAACGATTTCCTTCTTAAGGAAAACACCGTTCTTGGTGTTGTTGGCGGAGAGTTTTTCAAGCAGTGCTTCACGGTTCATAATCATATTCATCATCCTCACATCATCATAATATAATACATTCTACCGCAAAACGCAGCAGAAGTCAACAGTTTTTTAAAAAATAATCAACTCACGCGACTCAACTAGTTCATGAGAACCGTCATTGCAGAAGTCATAATATTCAACGGTTTCATTGCGAAGAAGCATAAACCCAGCACCATTGGGATATACAGCACGAAGGACACCATTTTCATCACGCGACCACGAGCAGAGGACGAGAGTTTCAAGTTCAGAGGGGAAATCAACCATAATAAAATTTTCCTTTTCAAATTATATACACAGTATACCCCAAAAACGAGATAAAGTCAAGCCCTATTCTTGCGATATATGTAAAAAAGATACAAGATTATCCACAGCGGCCATAGCGAAAGCGCAATCAAAAACATTGCACCCAATACATAAAATGCAATAACCAAAACTGTCAACAAACCAATCAATTCTAACACAGACCATCTTCCAATCATTTTGTCTTTTCTTTCCATTCTTCTGGTGTAATTTCCTTGAATCTAAAGAGATATTCCTGATAAAGAAACTTCTCGAATTTCAAATTATCTTTATCATAAAAATCTAGAAATTCTTCAGAGAAGGTATCATCGACAGTGTCTGTAATCGGACCTATTTGTACGTTTAGATACTCACCAATCCGATTGAAATCAATATAGCGAAAATTAAAACCAATCAAATGATTAAGATATGGTGCACAATGACCGCGAATATCAGAAAGACGAAATTGTTCATATGTCATATTTTCGATATTCGGATAATTTGCACGCAATTCTATCTCTTTACGTTCTTCTGGATCCATGGCAAAAAATCTATGATAATAATTTGATAATTTGTGGTAGTTTATTGCAGACCGACAACGCTGATATGGGTCACGTAGAACTACAATTTTCTCAGAAGGATTTTGTTTCCAGATACTACGCATTTTTTCTCTGGTGGTATTGAGCATCTGAGAGTAAATAGGAATACCAAAATAATGGTACATTGATGTGTTCCCGCATCTGTTTTCAGAGAGAACATTCAACATACCATTATCATGGACGAGCATCAGGCGACTGCCCGAATCATCTTAGTCAGCAGAACACGGTTTGCTTGCTTTCCGTTTTGCATTTTCTTGAATGCTTGGAAGATTTGCTTCGTGTTTTCGCTATCGACTTCTAGAGTGTCAGTGCCGATCTGCAGGTTCTTGCCACCTGGAACGAGGAAGCGATTGTGGAACCCACCGTGATTGTCAAGAGTGAACACACGATCCTTAACCCATTCTGTCTTCCACTTGGTGTCGAAGTTAGAGTCATCATCGAGCATACGACGAGCAGTATGCTTTTCGCTGTATCCTACGATAAAGAAGTTGATCACTCGCGAACCAGTCACTTGACCGTAGAGTTCGAGAAGCGCCTTTGAGTAGGCAGTACGCATACCCCTATCACGGTCATACTTCATCGTAACCGACTTACGAGTCTTAGCATCTTCAATAGTCAGATTGCTATTGCCGTAGTAGGTATGGGTATTGGTGTTGAAGTTATTGTCACCGTCGCCATCAGTCAGGAACACGGTCGACAAAACTTCTAGACGATGCTTCGAGCGGAACTGCTCAGCAATCGAACGAGCAACAATAACTGATTCCTCGAGAGGAGTCGAACCAAGACCGAAGTGATCAGGGTATCTGTAAGTGACATTGTTATAGTTACCATACATACGACGATTATCATATGCATGACCAAGATGCAGCAACTCTTTCACAGCATTATTAAACTGTGCACTAGAGCAACTCCCATCGAGGAACTGATACAAGAAGAAATTTGTATCAGCAATCTGGATATCGTTCTTGTTTTCACCAGTGTTAATTTCACGATGTTCACGATTGTACTCAGGGAATGCAGACTTAGCAAACTGATTGTTGATGAAACCGTAAACTTCCAATGGAATGCGCACCTTGCGGGCGAACATCGCCAGCGTAACCATCTGCTCAATCGTACCCTTCATGTTCATGTCCATAGAACCAGACATGTCGAGAAACAAGAGCATACCGTGGTTCTTACCGTTAGGCATAATCGTGTGGCGAGCGAACAGATCTTCGCTGATTTTATGCGCCCACAAACGATCAGTGTCAAGACGACCAGTCTTAGCAACAGACGCACGAGCAAACTCAGATGCCTTACGACGCATTTCGAATTCTTGAACCATCAGGTTGATATACTTTTGGTTGTTTGCACGAAATTCGTTGTAAACTTTAGTTGCATCAGTTTCAGAATTGACAGTGTTGTAACCATCACGAACAGTAATCTTGATGCTATCAATCACCCGTTTCATTGGAATAATATAGTCAGAAGGTTTTACGATCGTCAGGTTGCCATAGACATATGGACGCGACTTATCATCGACCAGTTCGTCTTCACGATTGCGGAAGTGTTCGTCGGTTTCAGCGATAGGATTTTCGTTGTAATAAGGTTCTTCTTGGAAACCTTTTGAACCATCTGGTTCGCGCGAATCATAATCTTGATCGTCGCCATTTTCACCAGATTCATCGTCAGCAGTTTCAGAGGTGGTGCTTTCTTCGTCAGTTTTTTCCGACTGTCCACCAGATTGACCTTCACCATCTTGCGTGTCATCAGTTTCTTCAGACTCACCATCAGACTGACCATCAGAGGTTTCGGTAGGAGCAGAGGAAGATGAGTCCATGTCGAATTCATCACCCATCATGCCACCGAGTTGATCCATCAACTCATCAAAGGCAGTTTCTTCAGGAGTCTGTTCTGTCTTAGCAAGACCGTAGAGTTCGGTTGCCAGCGCCGATACATCATCCCAAGTTTCTAGAACGTCGATGCGGCGCAGGATTGCCTTCTCATCTTCCGAGAACTGAATGTTCAGGAAAGCACCAACCTTGTAATAAAGGTTGACACGGTCGATGAAGCGAAGTGTATCGAGGTCGCGACCCTCTACGCCGAAGAAGTTACGCTCAAAGAGTTCCTTGTAACCAGCGTAGAAGTTCTTGCGAATTCCAGGATACTTGTCCTTAACCTTACGCTCAATACGAGCATCTTCGAGAATGTTTAGGAACGACTTGATACCGTTACCACCGTCAGTGATGGCATCGTGCCATCCCGCAGCAGGAGTGTAGAGAGCGTGACCGATTTCATGACCGATAAGCAGGTCATAGAGGTCAGCAGACATTTCCTTCCAGATAGGAAGGATCAACGCACGGTCTTGAAGGTTGAACGCTGCGGTTGCAACCTTCTGGTGCTCAATGCGGATATTCTCGGAAGCAAGCAACTTAGCGAGAATGGACTTTTCAGAATTAGAAACAGACATCACAAAACCTCATCATCAATTTATATTCCATTCTACCCCAAAATGAGATAAAAGTCAACACTTAATTTGAGATTTTTGTAAATTAATAGCAGGCAGTGACCTTTGCCCATCGCACGAAACGACCGTAAGAATCATACAGCGGTTCAAATTTCTCGTAACAAGTAGGTTCTGGTGGACGACGATAGTGGTAGTCATATTCGCGGTCATAGACTTCACGATCGGTTGCACGATCGTTGCGACGATTGCTGTTTGTCGCGGCACCAAGAATGAATGCACCTACGCCGATAGCGATTGCCTCGCCTGTGCTAATGCGTGAACGTTTTTCGCGTCGTTCCTTGCGCTGTTCCCATCCATATCCATCGCGGTTGCGTGCTTCAGCAGCAACAGGAACAAAGGCAACACTCAGAGCAACTAAACTTACAACAACTGTCTTAATCATAACTTTCTCCTTCTATTATTCCATTCTACCCTAGAACATGACAAAAGTCAAGCCCTTATTTACGATATCTTGTCATCGTTCCATCATGGTGTGCAAGGTATGCTTCAAAATCAATATCAGGATATTCAGTCTTTAAACCCAGTAGCATATCTAGATTTGAGATAGCGTCATCGAACAGACGGACACGAGCGTATTTACCCGTTTCGAGATACTGTTTGATAACGATTTTCTTACCAGCAGCAGAGTTGGGAGCATCGAGATTACCCGAACGATGAACGTGCACATCATCAATGTCAATACCCTGTTGACGGAAAGTGTCAAGAAAGGTATCACGGTCATCGAAGTCTGAGCGAGCAGTAATGATAATCATCTTGCTGCCGATACGATTCTTAATGTTTTTGTGGATTGCTTTCGCCTTCGCGATTGCTCGAACGATAGGTTCAGAGGTATCGCGGAAATGCTTCGCGTCTTTAAATTCAACGAAGTCGTAGGTCTCTCCAGGTTTCCGAGTATATGTATTATACTCGGTATTGGAAAGTTTCCTTACCAGTTTGCCGTCTTTGACAACATGGATTTGTGCCTTTGTGTTAAAGAGGGTCTCGTCAATATCCCAAATGGTAAGACCAGCACCCTCTTTAGACTCAGCAATATAATCTTTAAATTTTATCATACAGACAGTATACCTGATTTTTTTAGAAAAGTCAAGCCTATTTATGCTGCAGAAGATATCTTTTTTCTACTTTTTTTCACAGGAGTTTCTTGACTCTTGATTCGGTTTGCCAAACGTTTGGCAACCTCCTCCGCATCTAACCAGATGTCCTTATTGTCTAGCATCGATTTGATCTCTGCCTCGGTTAAGAAATCCTTATAGAATGAGGTAAACAACTTCTCGGACCATGTTCGGAAGTGCGTAATCTGGTCATACATTTCACCACCCTTACCAATTGTTCCGCTTGAATAGTTGTGGAACATGAACATGGTATGGTCGGAGAGTTCAAACTGGTCTGCGGTCAGGAAGATAAGAGTCGCAGCACTCATACAAATACCCTCGACTGAACAGACGATAGTGGCATTTGATTCTTGAATCGCACGAACCAACTGGAGTGCAGAGAACAGATCCCCACCTTCGCTATTAATACGGATGTAAACGATATCGTTCTCTCCGACCGAACGAAGAATCTGAAACCACTCAATGTATTCTTCTGCTTCTTTTATCTCTCCGCAGAGATAGAAATTAAAAATTCTCGCCGCAGGTTCAGCGAAAAACTTTGGTTTATGTGTAGGCGACGGAGGTTCAAACTCGTTCATAGTATCTCGTGATTGCCGTGATTTTATCAATTTGTGCGTCAATAGTTTTAGTCCTTGTTGCACCTGGCCAATGAATGTAATCGCGCTCAGGATTTTTCTTTAAATTATAGAGCAGAGGTAGAATCATATCCTCTACCTCTTTCAACTTCGATGAAACTTCTTGTTGCAGTAGCGCCTTATGTTCAGCAACAATTCCAGTTGCATCTGTACCCGTTATTCTCGCAGAGAGTTCAGCGAGTTTCGCCATAATTTCATCTTGCGCACCAGTGTCTATTTGCTGCGCTGGTTGTTGGATAATTGTTTCGGTTGGATCCTCAAATGTGAATCCAAAATCATACGTTTTGTCGGACATATTTCTGAATATACCTTTTTGCTCGTTTTTCTAGAGATTTGATTGCCATATCGCGCTTCAGTTTTGATGCTCTATCCAAAAAATTCAACCCGACCATATGATCGTATTCATGGAGAGCGATTCTTGCCTCTAGACCAACAAGTTGCTCAACAACATATTCACCCTCGACATTACGATATGAAATGGTAACTTCTTCTGGTCGACGAATATTTACCCACATACCTGGAAGACTCAAACAACCTTCAGTCGCCATGCTCGTTTTATCCGACAAAGCAACAACAGTTGGGTTAAAGATATTCTTTCGATTGGTTTCATCAGTCCCCATTACGAAAACCTTTGCATTGATACCAACCTGATTGGCAGAAAGACCAAGACCCCTCAGTTCTCGACACTTTGCCCAGAGAGTATCAACGAGTTCCTGTGCATTCTGTGTTTCAAAATCAAATTCAGCAGGGATCTCTCTCAGCAGAGGATCGTTAATTTTCAACAGTTCCATTATACCACCATTTCACTATAGTTATTTTTCTTTTCGAACTTGATCAGACTGCGGAACTTATCGAACAGTTGATCGCCCTTGTGACTGATAACAAACGTATTTGTTTCCTCTCCAAGAGTATCTAACAATGCCATAACGTAATCAGTTCCGTTATTATCTAGAGAACTGTCAAACACTTCGTCGAGAATCAGAAGGTTAGTCGCGACACTGTTCTTCATCTTAGCAATAGTTCTCCATGTAAAGAGAAGTGCTAAGTCAATACGTTGCTTTTCACCTTCTGAGAACGAAGCATAACTGAAGTCATCGCGATGACGAGACTTGATTGTCTCGTCAAACTTCTCGTCTAGATTAAACTGAACAAAGAAGTCCATGGCAGTTAGATATTTATTTACCAATTTATTGATAACTGGAAGGTATTGCCGAATAATTTTAGTCTTAATACCAGTGTCCTTGAGAAGCATCGAAACAGCGTCCATGTAATGCTTTTCTTCATTCAGTTTTGCTTTCTCGGAATTCTGCGCAAGCACATCTTTCGCGAACGTCTTTAGTTTATCTTTCTCACTATCAATGTCTGCAGTCTTAGTAGTGATGTCATTCAGTTCTAGATTTAGTGCTTGAATTAATCTTTGTTGAACAATAATTTCATTGTTGTTCGTGATAATCTCTGCGCTTAACTCAGAAATTTGTTCGGAGAGAGTCTCATTTTCCGCGATAAGTTCCTCAAGTTTTGTAAATTCTTCCTGTAACTTATCCATTCCCGAAGATAGTTCTTCGATTTTCTCTTGTCTGGATGATACGATGGTTTCTTTATGATCGTGAGCAATGCCTTGCTGGCACGTCGGACATTCGTCTGTCTCATTGTAGAACGAAACCTCTTTTTTGAGATCTCGGAGTTGGGTGGAAAATTTGGTTTTAAAAGATTCGAGTTTCTTTTGTTTTGCACTGAGATCTCCGAGTGCTGCCTTGTCAGTTTCGTGCGTGACCTTCTTGCCTTCGAGTACTCCAATAAGATTCTGAAAACTGGCGATGGACAATTCACATTCTTCGATTCGAGATTGTATCTCATCCGATCGTTTCTCCTTGTTCGTCTCAAGAGTGTCTACATACTCTTTTTGCAGAGTCGCTTTCTGTTTTAAAATTTCTAGGCGACTATCTGCACCAGTCAACTTGTCTTTGATTTCAATAATCTTGTCTTTCAATACACTATTCATCGTAGTGAAGATCTGAATGTCAAGAATGTCTTCAATAATTTCCCGACGAGTAAACGCTGGGAGTTGCATGAATGGAGTAAACGATGCGCTTCCCAGAATAACAATCTGAGTAAACGACTTATAATTCATCTTCAGAATTGATTCTTCGAGATACTTTTGATAGTCACGAGCAGCAGCATCTTGATTGATTAGTTCGCCATCTGCATAAATCTCAAACACATTTGGTTTGATTCCACGCACAATCTTATATGACTTGCGACCAGTTTGGAATTCAATTTCGACCAGCAAGTTCTTCTTGTTGATCGAGTTGATCAACTGTGGTTTGTTGATGTTGCGAAATGGTTTATTGAAGAGAGCAAAGCAAAGTGCATCGAGCATAGTCGATTTACCACCACCATTCTCACCGACGATTAGGGTGCTAGGGGAACGGTCCAATTTAATTTCTGTAAATTGGTTGCCCGTCGACAACATATTTTTCCATCGAATAGTATTAAAATTGATCATACGGTAACGTTCTGTGCCTCAACATAGAGAGTTTGTAGAATAGATTTGATTCTAGTCTTTTCCAGGTCAGTAGAAATAGTATCGACAAAATCTGACAGAACAGTCATAGTATCCTCGACATTAAATTCTTCTTCACCCATTGCTTCGGTTTCAAACTCAGAGAAGTCTTCAATAATCTTTAGTTCGAGAAGATTGCAGTCATAGAGTTTATCTACAAAACGGTCAAACTTATAGAAGTCAGTTTTCTTAACAACAACTAATCGAACGCAACATCCAACAAGTGCACTAACATCAAGCAAACTAGGATCATCAGTAGTGTCGTCATAATAGATTTTATGGAAGATGCGATTTGGATTCTCAAAGAATTCTACCTCATTTGTTTCCGTATCATATAAGTGATACCCTCTCTTATCATTATAATCAGACCAAGTAAACTCATAGGTATTACCAAGATAAAGAATATTACCAGTGCGACTACGATGGTGGAAATGACCACTACAAACGAGAGGAAATCTATCAAAGTCCACAGTATCCATTCCGTGATCATTTTTATGCCCACGGTACATTTCAAAACCTGAAAATTCAAAGTGTCCAAATACTGCTTGTGCATTACTTTTCTTTACTACCTCCATAGTTTCTGAATAATTACCAGAACAAATCCATGGAACAAGTAGTAGATTTTTTCCGTCTAATCTAATTTCTTCTGCTTCCGAATATGTAATAATGTTTTCATACTCACGGAGCAGAAGGTCCAGTGAGTTTACATCGTTAGTATTCTTGAAGAAAGTATCGTGGTTTCCAGCAATCATATGAACATCGATGCCCAAATCACTGGTCTTGTCAAAGAAATACTCACGGCACTTCTTCAACGTATTATAATTTATAAACTTGCGCCGATCAAAGACATCACCCAAGTGAATGATAGTCTTGATACCTTCTCGTTCCATATGAGGAAAGAATGTTTCCGTGTAGAACTTCGCAAAGAAGTTATCGAAGGGAATAGAATCCGACCTAGCACCAAAGTGAGTGTCAGTAATTAGCGCAATCTTCATGACTTTAGAATTCCAAGTAGAGTATTGGTCTGGCTGATAGCATCATCAAGTGCATGGTGATGCGTATCATTTTCAGCGGCACGAATCTTAGCATTGCTAAGCCCCATAAGGTTCATCACAGTGCGATAACACATGATGTTACTAAAGCGCCAAGGGTATGGCATACCGACCGCTGCATATCCAGACTCCAGAATAGAGATGTCAAACGATGCACCATTACCCCACGGCATTACCTTGTCTCTACCAATCCAGTCAGTGAAATTTTGTAGTGCGTCCACGAGTTGCAGTTGGTCGACCAGAAGAGCATCTCTAGCCGCCGCACTTTGCTGCATCCACCAATCAATAGTAGACTTGTCAACGTGAAGACCCGCGGCCTTACAAGATTTGGCATCGATGTTACAGTAGAACTTATCGATAATGCCTTCACCGATAGTGAACTTGGTAGCACCAATAGAAAGAATGGTCGCGTTGGCTCTTGTCGAAAGAGTTTCCAAGTCAATCATCACATGAACGGTAGTAGGATCAGTTACTTTCATTTACGCTTCTCTTTTGCATATTGTGATAATGCCTTATCGCAGTAGTCACGAATATTTTCTACCGTCACCATATAGTTATGTCTGATATTAGACGGCGTTGCCTTGTCCTGCATAGTATCGACCATCTGCTGGACGATTGCAGGAACAATTAGTTCCTTAGTCATATTACACCTTATTTTTTATCTGCCCCCGACGTGGGAGTTGCAGCATTTGCGACATCAGGAATAGCTTTCTCTAGCGCCTGTTCCGCATCAAGCTCTTCACCTTCTTGAAGGCGCTTCAATGCAATTTGACCGTTACAAATCATGTAGTGCTGACCTTCACCGAGTTTAGAAGATTCGAGGTAGATGCACCCGGCATTCTGAACCGAAATAGTCTGCACTTCTTCGCGATGACCTGCAATGCTATTGCCAACAGAAATCAAAGCAGTAGAAACAACGCCCAGAATCAACAGGGAGAACCAGTTATCAGAAACAAACTTGACAGCATTATTAGTTTTTGGAGAATCAATCATAAATGTACCTTTCAATTAGAGTGATGTTCTCATCTTACTCTAAATCTAGTCCAGAGTCAATAGTTTTTTGTTTATCCAGATATTTTGGTCGGCGCTTAGGAATATTACTGACCTCCGCTGGCTTATCAAAGTCTTCTACCAGGTCAATCGTCTTTTTAAGATAGTCAATGAACTCGTTGCCATAATCACCACCGTCATGGTCTTGGGTAATCAAATCATGAACATCTAGATTGCGGATGTATCGGTACTTTGCAGCCTGTTGCTTCTTCTCTTTCGCAATACGGCGTAAGAAGGCATAATACGTAATCTGTGTGAAGTATGCAAAGGGGTTCTTAGACTTAGCAGGATCGAAGTTATCGATGTAAGTAATACAGTTTTCAATTCCATCAAGGATCATTTCCTCACGATAGGTATAATTGATGAAGTTAGATTTATATGCCAAGTGATTAGCAATCTTGAGGAAGCATTCGCCTAGATAATTGGGCACACGAGGCTTCTTACTACGATCATAGTCCGGTTCAGCTTTAGCAGCCAAAACCTTTTCTCTATACTCTGTAATCTTTTCTAGAAACAAAGCATTGTCTACATAGTGAACATTATTTTTTCTATTCTTGACCATAGGGCCTCCATCATGATATAATCTGTTATACTACATTTTTTTGCATATGGCAACATTTTTATTGAAAAAAGTATTTACAACTAGTGATTCTTGGTGTATAAGAAGAGTGTAGCTCTTCAAGAATAACTTCAATTAAGTAATCCTTTGCTTCTTAGTATTCTTGCTTGAAGCATTTCCATCTCATCAAAGTCTTCAATGTCTTCTACCGGTTCGGGGTAATTCCCCGTGTAGGAGAGATACTGTTGTAGCAGATTTTCTTTTAAAGAGCAAGAGGTAAGTATCTCTTTGGCACTTAAAAGAAAACTTTTATCTGGTGAAATTCCAATCCATGGCTTCAAGAGAAAAGTTTCTCCGTTTATTCCGTCATGGTTGACTTGAACCGCAATGACGGCAATAGGATCGTCTAACCAATAATTATTAGGGTCTGCTAGGCGAACACTTGCTATTAGTGTTTCGCCATTTTTTAATCTTAGGACGGTCACTTCACTCATAG